GCTAACAATCCTCGTCTGTCTTGCGCTTTGGTAGCCGTGACCACTCCGGGTGTAGAGCTTCTAACGCTAACCGCAGCCGCCCTAGCTGATTTCGCAGCTTTGTCAGCTCTTGATCTTTTCTCAGCATCCAATTCAGCTTGTCGGCTTTGTTGAACAGTATCAAATAGATTAGAGTCGAGGCGTATTGCTTTTTCGTACGCATCTTCGAGTGTTTGTGCAACACCGCTTTGTAGCAGTTGCACCATCACCGGTCGAGCTTCCTCAAAATACTCAGCCTTTTGAGCAAATTGGTTGATTTCGCCCAATAAAGACTGATTTTGCACTTGTTCCTGCTGTTCCTTCCAAGTCATTACCTCGCCACGAACCTTATTTAGCTCATTTTGAAGTGCATAAATAGTCGGATCAATCGGGTTTTGCTGTGGGCTTTGCTCGATTTGTCCTAAATTTACACCATATTGTTGTGCAAGTCTACTAAATAATTGCACTTTTTCTTGTGGTGTGCTATAGCGCAGCGAATAGTCGGCCTCAAGTAGCGCTTTTACCGCATCTTTAGGCTGCAATCCAAGCCCACGAATTGTGCTTTCAAATGGCGTAATTACTTCCTGCATTTGATCGGCAAATTGTGCTTTGCTAATTAATGGTTCAACGCCTGCTCGCATTTGTTCTTCGCGCTGCCAGGCATACTCACGCAATTTAGGATCGGCAGTTTTCCAAACTTCGTGATAATCCTTTTTCCACGATGCTGGTGGGCGCGACCATACTGGTTCTTCGGCAGCGTCTTGCGTTTGTTGCTGCTCTTGAGCTTGTCTAGGCGCAAATTTACCGTCTGGCGCTCTAACTCGTTCTTCCTGCTCTGGCCTTACATCTGGTGGATTCTCTGCGATCTCATCAAATTGTTGAGACAGCATTTCGCGTCTAGCATCGGGTGATTCAGCCAATGGTGCAATTTCATTTAATGATTCAGACATTTGTATTTCTCCCTGTGGGGGTTATTTACGATTAAAACGAAGATCATCACGCAGCTTTGTGAGGATTTTATTAGCCTGGCTGTGCGTCATTCCCGCGAGCTGTTCGCGCAACACTTCCCGTCTGCTGTCTTTAGCTTGAGTCGGTCGAGTTTCCATCTTCTCGTTCCCGATCTCAATACAATTGTGCGCCCTTAAATGCGCCCGATGATGCGATCTGCTTGTGATGATGCTGCCGTCCGCCATGCTTTGATATGGTTGAATATCTGGCATTACATAATGCAGCTCAGTGGTGGGCGTGTGACCATCTAACTCGATAGCTTCGCCATCTCTGTATATCCAAGATTTTCTCATAATAGGGCCAATATTTCCTCGTCATCCAAGTCAATGTAATTACTCCAAATTGCCTCAACCCTGTCAAGATCGGCAAATAGAGCATCATAATCAATCTGCTTTACCGGCATTTCTTGCTGATCTACAACCAACTGCGTAAACGGTTCTGCTATTTCCTCGGCAAACTCTGGTCTACCTTCCACTACTATTTCGTAGGCATTTAATATTGCCTCGCGCCGCTTGGCTGCCCGCGCTTGTTCCTCTGCAAATTTCTTACCTAAAAAGTCACCATCGTGCGTATCGTCAATCACAATGATTGGCTGGCTTGATACCGTGAGAGTGCCTACCTGCCCTGTAGCCTCAACGCCTGTGAGCGCCACCACGACATCAGTTCTAACACCAACACTACCCACCGCACCGGTAGCCTGCACTCCTGTGATAACCCTTTCAACATTAGAGCTAACATTACCTACTGCACCGATAGCCTCAACGCCTGTAAGTGCTGCCACAACATTAACGCCAACACTACCTACCGCACCAGTAGCCTGCACTCCTGTAAGCGCTACAGTGACCGCCTCGCTCTCAGTGCCAACCTGCCCTGTTGCCTGCACACCAGTAAGCGCAATGATAATATTGGCTGTAGCTGTACCAACTGCGCCAGCAGCTTGGTTGCCACTTAGTGCGAAAGATTGAGATACCCCTAGACTGCCTACACCGCCAGTAGCCTCATTTCCAGCAACAAGTAAACTATCCCAAAGCGCAGTATCCCAAGTGCCAATATCCCAAGCCCCAGAAGTAACAACAACAGAAGAAACGCTTCCTGAAGCTCCTAAAGGCGCACCACTTAATGGATATAAACCTAACATTATTTATGAATTTCTATTAAAGGTTCCCATAAACAAGTTTCATCGTTTAACACATAAGAATCATCTGGCTTTGGCGGGATAAACGCATCTCTAACCGCGTCATAAGTAAATCCAATCCCAGCATAGTTTTTACGCAGTGGAGTGCCGCCAGTAACGTGAACGCCACCACGAGTGTTATACGAAGTCTGAATCCAAGTGCCTGGGCTTGTATCTATAAAATGACCGTTAGTAAAAAAATCTTCTTCGGCGCAAATTACATTAACTACAATGCCATTAGAAATTTTTGCATAATGACTCATGCTGTGTAACTCCCAGATGCGGTAAATTTCATAATTGTATACGCGCCGCTAGTAGTAACTGTTGGAGACCCTGTAACTGTTCCAGTATAGTAAGATGTTAATAAAGAAAGAATCACCACACCAGAACCACCAGAATTTCCTGTGGCAGTCCCGCCAGTGCCACCGCCGCCACCACCTAAATTTGCAGTGCCATTAGTCCCTGCACCCATAACGCCGCCATTTCCACCACCCCCAGAACCACCAGTCCCCGCAGTGCCACCAGTAATTACTGCTGCACCGCCGCCACCACCGTAAAATATTGCAGAACCTGTGATACTTGAACTTGCACCAGCGCCGCCACTACCACCGGTAGATGCACTTGGTGCATTCCCGCCTACTGCCCCTGCACCGCCACCGCCGCCACCTGGAAAATTACCAGAATTTAAACCAGTACCACCGGCAAATCCTTGTCCTGACGTTCCTGAACCTGCACCTGCGCTATTAGAACCACCGCCACCAGAACCACCACCTTGTCCAACTACAGAACCTTGCCCGCCGCCGCCACCGCCGCCTATGGCAGTAAGACTAAATCCAGTTGAATTAGAACCATTACTACCACCTGAGTTTGGTGAAGTTGTGCCAGTTGATCCTGCCCCGCCAGCGCCAACAACAAATGAATAAGTTGTTCCGGTTGTTAAAGTTGTAGAACCAGTAATCAATCCACCAGCTCCACCGCCACCACCGTCATTAGCGCCGCCACCGCCACCACCCGCAACAATTAAATATGTTGCCGTTATTGATTGAATAGGTGTTGAAGTATTAAACCCAGAATAAGGAATCCATCCTTGAGTTGAATCTATATAAACTAAAGCAACCGATTCTCTGTTAGTAGCTAATATTGCATTGGTTGCAGACCCATTAATTTTGTTTCCATTTGGGTTAAAAACAGCGGTATTAGTTGCCCAAGTGCCAGCATAATCAACAATAGCTACAAGGTCTCCTATGCTTGGGCTTGCTGGTAGGGTTACTGTAATTGCCGCACTTGTTGTATTAACCGGATAAGCGTACCCACTTACAGCAGTAAAATGAGAAGTTTGAACGCTTTGCCATTGCAAAAATTTACCATTACCAAGTATTTGTTCCGCCGGTAGAGTAACGAATACGTTAGAAGTGCCTGTTAAGGATATAGCTGCTGTAGTACCTAAAGAGTTTGAATAAATAGTGGTCCTAGCAAGTGTAGGCCCAGCACTAGAATACGTACCAAGACCAACTTCCCATGCAGAGCCGCTAGTAATACAATAATAAGTTGTATTTCCGTTACCAACCGTGGCAAAAGATTGAAACCCAGCAACAGCACCAGCAAGCGTGATTGTGCCAGTGCCTGTCGTGGTAGTTGTTTCTTGGTTTCTGTTTTGTAATACAAATGCCATGATTTACCCTTTAGATGGTTGACAAGCGCTTTGTGCCATTAAGCAATTCTTACCAGTGCGTTAGTCGCATCGTTTGTTGGCATTGTTAGCGTGAAATTGCCCGCCGTAACAGTCTGGGCGCCAAATGTATGCACTGAGATTGCCTTATTGCTTTGAGTCGAGTTATAGACTAACGCGCAGTCAAATGACGTAGACAGCGTGACGTTAGTCCAACTAAAGCTCGCGCTCGGTGTCCAATACGCAGTCGTGCCGCTACTAGTCGGCGCTGTGGCATTAGTTACTGTCACACCACCTGCTGTGTAATTAGTGCCGCTAACCTCGCCTGAAACGCCGTAGGCTGTTGTTCCTGCGCCCTGACTAGCACTAGCAAGGTATAAGGCTGCCTTAAGCGTATCGGCTGCTGTAGACGCCCTTACAACGCTTGTGCCAAACGCATGAATGCCGCTCAATATCTCAGTTTTAAAACTTGTACACATTGCTTGATTGTTAGCCATTGAAGCCCCCTATTTCAGTTGTTGACACTACTGCTTTCTTTAAAGTCACATGCACCGACCGATGCACCATCTCGCCACATGTCCAATATTCCACCCATGTGGTGCGCTCGTTCTCATCCTCAAATTCACCCTTGCGCTTTTCTAGCAGCGCCTCATCCATCTCACCTCTGGTGGTATTAACCATTATGCACCTCTACGCCGATCACTTTACCGTCTGCGCCGCGCACCACACGCTTGGGCGCTGCTAACATCTGCATCGCTGTGCCAATCTTGTCCATTGTCTCGCCATGCATATTTTGCATATTGTTTTGCATATCAGCCATACGGTGGATTGCATTGGTTACATGATCGCCAAGCTCTGCACTGATTTTCTCAGATGCCGCTTGTTGCGCCTCGATCATTGGCAGATCAAGACCAGGATTAGCACCGATCCGAGCAACCATAATCTTAGTGGCCGCATCAAGCTCTGCCTTCCACTTCTCCATCTCTTGCCGTGATCTGATCTCCATTTCTTTTAATTGCTGCTCGTGCTGCTGTTTCTGAGCCTCAATTTGCGCTGCATTCTGAGCCTTCATCTGCTCAAGCTGCGCCTCTGCTTGTATCTTGATCTGCGTAGTCTGGGTATCAGCTTGCATACGCATTTGTGCGATCTGGCCATCTGCTTGCATACGTGCCTGCTCACTAGCTTGCTGTGCTTTAATCTTCTCAGCCTCTGGATTTGGCTTAGGCTGCGGATTGGCTTGTGCTTTCTTCAACTGGTCAAGCGCTGCATCTAATGCGCCCTCGATTGGCTTGGATTGCTTAAACGCCGAGATGCCAAATTTCATGACTTCTACCAGCATCGGTGTCATTTCTGGGCTTGACTGTGCAACCGGTAGCGCCTCACGCATAAAGCCACCAAATGCCTGGATAAACTCCATACGATCACGCTTGGTTTGCGCCTCATCAATTTGCACTAGCGAATCGGCAGCAACCTCAATCCTAAAATTACGCAGTGGCTTGTCTTTAATAAGCTGCAACGCTTGCGGTATCATCTGCTGATCGGCAGGCTGCATCTGCTGTGCCGCAGCATAGCTTAGTATTGTCTGTGGCTGAAATTTAGAACAGATAACTTGCGCCTTCAACCGAATAAGCTCACTGGCAAATAGCGCCACATCCTCCTGCATCGAGCGAAGTCGCAGACCTGCATACTGGCCTTTAATTTGTTGTGCAGTTGCAGTCTCACTTGCAAGCGATGCGCCTCGGATAATGTCACTAATCCCAGTGATTTCGTAGATTTGTTGCTTGATCTCGGTGCGAGCGCGATAACACTGCATCAACGCCTCGGCAAGCTGGTCAATTGGCAAAATATCAATGCTGCCCTTTAGCCCGCCCTTCTCACTGAATGCCATCCATTTATCAACTGGGATTAACGTATTGTTGTCACCCTCAGTTAATAGGCGCTGCAATGCAGGCTGGCTTGCGTCATACACACCGCGAACCCGCAGCGCTTTGACTAGACCATCAATCCGATCGCTAAGAATATCTAACTCATTGGCCTGGTCTTGATATAACACAAAGTCCGGCACTGGGATTAGTGTATCGCTAGTGGTCGTGCTGTATAACGGCTTACCGCAGGGAAAGAATCCCTCAACACCTAACGGATCATCACGCTCATCAATAATGCTGGCATGATTTTTACTAAACCAGTAAACCTTGCCCGATTCTTTATCCCACAGCTCGCATATCTTAGCGCGAGTGCGCTCTTTGGTATTCTGGCCATACGTAGTTTGTGTATCTGGATTTGAGTCTAGCGGTAATGTCTTGGCCATTTCCTCGCCAAAGCGCTCAACTAGAGCCTCTTTCGTCATGTATACCCAACGCCATACGCACGTCACTTCTTCCCATGTGCGAGCAACAGAATGCCCAAAATCCTTCCAATGCACGTAATCAGTCGGCGCACATTCATACTCGATCTGCTCTTGCGGTTTAACCTCGCCCGCAGTCGCACCCAACGCAGTCTGTGGCTTACCATCTTGATCTACCTCGTCAATGTCCTCAGTGACCTGCAAGCCATCCTCTGGCACATCCTGCTCAGTAACATGTGGTTCATACCGCACCCACGCAGTGCCACGACCGCCCAAGAACCGATCCTCTACCGCATGGCGCATAGTGCTGCGAAAGTCTGGGTAATGCTCAATCTCAAAGTCAAGCGCCCGCTCAATTAATTGCCCAGCCACACGGCCTACTGGATCATTATCCCCAAACCGGCGTGATACGTCAGCTTTCGGCAGCTTGGCGTAAACAGCAGGTATAAGCGTCTGCACGTTTGACCACAAAATATTAAATTTAGCTGTCTCATTAGTATGCGAGCTGCGATTGTCATCACGATAGCGCTTGACGATCTTTTGTGATCGAGCTTCCCATTTCTTAAACTCGTTGTCGTAAGCACCGACAACATTGAGCCATTTCTGCACACCAGTGCTAGTCTGTTCCATTAATTATTTTCCTTTTGCTTTTCCAACCAATCGATGGCTTTTCTTTCGCTATTAGACAATGATTCGCCTTTTGCAAGTTTTTCCTGCGCTTTTTTATAGCGCATTTGCATTAAAGATTGTTGTTTTTCAAATTGCCCTTGTTGATTTGCACGTATATTTATCAAAGATTCTGATGGGCCTTTTGCTCTCATCTCCATAGCCATATCTACAAATTCTTGCATTGATTTTGGATCATCTGTTATTTCATGCACAAATTGACTTTGAAATGGTCCTTTACCATGACCGGAAAATCTAGCAGGGTTTATAATATATCTACCAGTTTGAGGATCGGACACTTTTACATATGATGACGGACCCGCAAGACTCCCAGAATGCTGAAGATCAACAGCAAATCCTTGTGCTTTCAAAATATCAGATAATTCACTTGCTTTGCTTTGTATTAATTCTCTACCTTGATTTGGCAAACCTTCAGTATTTAATATACTTGGTCGCAATCCAGAATTAACCATATAGTTTTCTAACCCTTTGGCAATTTCTGGCCCTGCATATTTGCCCATTGACTTACCAACAGCAATTGCGCCTTTAGCTGCCGGTCCAGCAAATGGGATCAAATTACTAGCAACATCGGTTGCAAGCATAAACTTTTCCGCATCATCCATGTTTCTGCGCCATTCATCATGGCCAGGGGCCATAACAGACACCGGTGGTGTCATATTAGCGCGAGCCTTAACGCCTTGCGTTAATAGCTTAGTATTTGCTGTAACTGGCGCAGTCAACGCATCATCAAGCTGTTGCTGATAAAGTAACGCTGCCGCAATGCGATCTGCATCTGCCACTATTTATTCCTCGCTGATATTGCATTGGCTTTGGCGCGAGCATCTTCCTTGCTAGACGCGCCCCATGCTTTAAGCGCTAACGCTAGGCGTGTTGGCTTGCCGTTCTTTTCCATCGGACCAGGCATGTTGCCCATTCGCGCAAGAAACGATGACCTGCGAGGATTATCGCCTGACTTGACTGGTGGCTTTAACTCGCCGCCTGTCTCAGCCTTGTAGCTTGCTCTGCCCTTAGCATTTAAGCCACCAGACGGATTCTTGCCCTCTTTTCTAGTCCACGCTGCGCTCATTTTTACGAGAATATCCCGACAGCCATTACTTCAACGCCAGCGCCGGTGGTAATCTTCCAAGCGCCGTTAGCAGACACCACATTTAATTCAACATTGTATACGCCAGGCACTAGCGATGCGCTGGCTGGAACAACGGTATGAGTAAGAATACCAGCACCAGTGCCATCAACAATTACAACATTGCCAGTTGCGCCAGTTGTAACTGTGCAGACAATGCGATGCAGATAATCACCAACTGCGCCTGTTGGTCCTAATACCTGCGCTGTTTGTGATGCTGCAACATGCTCATAAAAATAACGATATGGATTAGATACGCCGCTCATAGTCTTGCACTCCTAGTTGTTTTGTGGGATGCCCACATATCATTTAAAGTAACTTCGTTTTGTGAACCAACCATTAACGGTTTGATTACATTAGGCGCTTTCACTGTAGGTTCTAAGCGCCACGCCACCGCTAACATTCTGAAAGCATCGGCTGGGTGACTGCACCAATCGTGCCGTGGTCTATCCCTGAATGCCTTTTTGTCCTCGTCATACTCGCGCTGATACTGCCTGAGCGCCTCAATGCCATCTTCGCATTTGACCGCATCAAACCAACAACGCGGCAACACCTGCCGCACAGCTTGGATGCCGTCTTGCACACCAAGATCAGGCACGATGGCCATGTTATTGATGCCGAGATATTCAGCCAATTGCTCAATCACTGACTTACCGGCTGCCGCTAGTGTTTTAGCCCGCGCATCGTGCGGTAGGTAGTGTTTGCCGTATTTGTATGGCTTAGACTTGATGACCGCAGCCAGATCGCTGATATTCGCGCCCGACACGCCGTAGTATTCAAGAATGTGCAGCTCGCCTCGAATGACCTGATACCACCAGATCGCGGTATCATCTCTGAAACCGAGGTCCCAGGCACTATGGACCGGTATACTGCTGTCGTATTCTACTTTGGTCACTCTACCCTGTTCGGTAGCCTCACGCATCTCTGTTCCGTAGTATGCGCCCAAGATCGCAGCCTCAAACGAGCACTCCATTTCCTGCAAGTATTGATCTTCGCTCAACTGTGCGCGAGCTGCCGCAAGCTCAGACTCAGGCAACAGACCGCTAGTGCTTGCCGGTAAGCGCAGCAAGAACCATTCGTCTGGTGACTTGGATGCAGTCTGATATATCTGCCAAAACTGATTCTTGCCCTTTGGTGTGCCACCAAACACGCACCACCCCTGTTTGTCACTCAATGCAGGCCGCAAGATATTTCCCCAGATGCTGGGCTTAAAGTCGCCGTATTCATCCAAGTAAAGCCCATCAAAGCCCAAGCCACGCATAGCGTCTGCATTGTCTGCGCCGAATAGCTTAATGCGCGAGCCATTAGTTAGCTCGATCTGTAACTCTGACTCATTGCTGACTTTGATTAACGGTTCGGCATAACGCTTAAGATAATCCCACACAACCGCCTTAGCCTGGCTGCGATAAGGCGCAACGTAGCCAAACAACGGCATAGCCGACTTGCAAAGCGCTGCCGCCCTCACGATGTCATTAATAGCTGCCACGGTCTTACCTGCTCGCCTGTGAGCGACAAGACACGCCCAGCGATGTGGGCGCTTGTGAAATGCTTTAAACGCGCCTCTCGGCACGTAAGGTAGCGTGACTACTCGTCTGACCATCGGATCACCAGCTCAACCGGTCCTTCGTCTGGTCCGGTAACCTCAGCTCGTGCAAGTTTAGGTATGTGATATTCAATTGCCCTCAAATACAGATCGGCTGCCTTACATGGGTCTTTCTCTGCCGTCTTAGCCAGCCAAGTCTCAAAGTTTCCAATGTTATTCTGCGCGATCAGCGCAATAGCATTCCTTACGTCTTGGGTAGTCTGATTAGGTTTACCCTTACGTGAGCCACCACCTGTTTTAAGACCTTTAGCCATGTTATCGCTCTTTATCGCTCTTTGCGATTGACGCGAGCGAGAACCTCGCTCATTTTCTTAGCCTTATCAGCCGCAACATAATCTTGCGCTACTGACACCGGAATACCTGCATCTTTGGCAAATTTAGGATTATGCGCTGCTGCTTGCATAAACCGCTCTTGCTTTTTAGATGTGCTCGGCATGATTACTTAAACGTCTTTAATTTATACAATGTGGAATCAATTAGCTCTGCAATCTCATCCACGATATTCTGTAATTGAGTTTCATCTGGCAACACTTTGCGAATCGTATCTACAAAGTCTTTAATCTTCTCAATATACGCAACTGGATCACGCGCCAGATGAAAATCATTCGGATACTTATCTATAATTTGATAGCAACCCTGATACGCCTCAGCCCACTTGTCAGCCAGCTCAATGATGCGATCATAGTAGTCATTCAACGCCACATGCCGCGCATAACTAGTCGTTTGCAGGTGCATAAAGTGTGTATTTGTGCTTGAATGCAGCAATACCGCCACGAAAGTGGCAGCATTATCTTTTTGCGATGCCATAAAATTCCTTAAAATTAGGCTAAATTTAATGTTAATCTCAATAAATCATAGCGTCAAGTCAAATTTTAATCAAATATATCAGGGATTGGCACATTGTCTGGCCATTTATTAGAAGAAACTAAATTTTCCACAGTCCTTCGATGTGCATCAGTCCAGATTCTACGTTTTTCAGCCCGCGTTAGCTTTCCAAAATCTACTTGGTAATGACACGCCAAGCATAAAGCAGCAATCAGATTATCATTTGCTTTCTTGCCCATGCCGCGACCACCGCCCCAATTAGCATGACTAGCCTGGCTTTCACCATATCCGCAGTTTTGGCATTCTAATGTGCAAACCGCCATTAATAGTTTTTTGCTGCGAATATAGTTGTGCTTTGGGAAGCTACTCATGCGCTCGATCTACTTTTTTATTTAGATAGACTCTAGCCTTCCAAATTTCAATATCTAGCCGAGCCGCTTCAATTTCCCATTTAGTTGTGATTTCCTCAGCCGCCGCCGCAGCCAATCCTTTCAGCAAACTTACATACTCAGGGTCAGCGTAGGCTTCTCGTTCCTGAGCATTCGCAGCTTCCACGCCCATTGCCAGCGCATCTTTCATTAATAACGCTTTTTTGCTTTTCCTAAATTCTTCCAAGTAAATCCTCTGTCCGTGAGCCTCACCATGCTTTTTGGCTTTTTCTCGGATTGTCTCTGCTGCATCTTCTGGGTTCATTGTATTGCCCCTATTAGCCTTAAAGCAGCGTCAGGATGCTCTACAACGGCTAGAGTGCCGCCGCGCCACTGCTCGTGCCAGTTTATCTGATCGTCAGTCAGCAATCGCTTGGATGGCACTTTTTGACCATCCTTAACTTCCATGAGATAAGTCTGCCCACGAAATCCAACCAGCAGATCAGGAACGCCAACTCCTACAGCCGCCAGACTT